CAGGCCGCAATCGAGGCTCATGGTCTCTTTAATCTAGCAGACTTCTTACCAAAGAAGCCAAGCGAAGCAGAACTACGCATTATCAAGGAAATGTTCGAAGCATCAGTAGATGGTCGTCCATATGATCCTGATAAGTGGGGTGCTTACTATCGTCCATATGGACTAGAAGTACCTGAAGGTGCAACACAATCTGCACCTGTAGCACAGTCTGCTCCAGTAGTACAGGCTCCAGTCGCTAGTGCATCAGCCGATGATGAAGCACCATTCGAAACTTCTGATCCAGTAGTTGTACCAAAGACAACTAACAGCGATAAGGCACAGGACATTCTTGCAATGATTCGTGCCCGCAACAATAAGGCCTAATCTGGCTTCGGGGGAGGGAAACCTCCCCCATTTGGATAAGGAGAATTCTAATGACACTACCAGACGAAAGATACCGCGCATTAAAGCAAGGTAAGAAGTTACTGGAAGAACTTTGTGATCCAGGTAAGACACCTAGGGTCCCAAGCATTATCAGAGACCGTGCCCGCGGCGCACTACGCCACTTTCCTAGCGATTATGAACTAGAACGCATGGCGGACAACTCTCCCGAATTGCTTGATAAAGTTTCATATTCTGATAGAATGAATCAGAGAAAAATCGCACAATAATAGGAGAATACATGGCAAAGCCATTTGATATTAGTAAATTCCGTAAGGATATCACTAAGGCTATCGACGGTCTTAGTATTGGATTTAATGACCCGACAGACTGGGTAAGTACAGGTAATCATGCACTCAATTATCTCATTTCTGGTGATTTTAATAAAGGCGTACCTCTTGGCAAAGTTACTGTCTTTGCCGGAGAGTCAGGATCAGGAAAGTCATACATCTGTTCAGGGAACTTAGTACGTCATGCACAAGAACAAGGCATCTTTGTTGTACTAGTTGATAGTGAAAACGCACTTGACGAAGATTGGTTGAAGGCACTTGGTGTATCAACTGATGAAGATAAGTTGCTTAAGTTGAACATGGCAATGATCGATGACGTTGCTAAGACTATCAGTGAATTCATGAAGGGCTATAAGGCAATGCCAGAAGGCGAGCGCCCTAAGGTTCTATTCATCATTGACAGTCTTGGTATGTTGCTAACTCCAACTGATGTTAATCAGTTTGAAGCAGGTGACATGAAGGGTGACATGGGTCGTAAGCCTAAGGCATTAACGTCTTTGGTAAGAAATTGTGTAAATATGTTCGGATCACATAATGTTGGTCTTGTTGCTACTAATCACACATATGCTAGTCAAGATATGTTTGACCCTGATGATAAAATCTCAGGTGGTCAAGGCTTCATTTATGCGTCAAGTATTGTTGTCGCAATGAAGAAGTTGAAACTTAAGGAAGATGATGAAGGTAACAAGGTCAGTGAAGTACTAGGTATTCGCAGTGCTTGTAAGGTAATGAAAACACGTTACGCAAAGCCCTTCGAAAGTGTGCAAGTTAAGATTCCATATAGCACAGGTATGAATCCATATTCAGGATTGCTTGATCTTTTCGAGAAGGCAGGATTATTGAATAAGGAAGGCAACAGTCTAGTTTACACAACTAACGATGGCGAGATTATTAAGAAGTTTCGCAAGGGTTGGGAGCGTAATGATGATGGTTGCTTAGACCGTGTTATGGTAGAATATCAAGCACGTGGAGAAAATAAACTAAGTACTGTGACCGTTGAAGAAGAGGAGCAACCCACAGAATGAGTTTATCATTGATTCATGAAATTTGGAAAGTAGTACGTCCTAGCCTTGAAACAGGCGACCTAGATGAGGCAGCAGAAATGCTAGTTAATTATCTAGTAGACAATGACTACGAACCATCTGAAATTAAATCAACCTTTAAACGAGACTCTGCCATCCAAGAAGCAGTTTCATATTTCATCGAACAACCTGGTGATGAATTTGCCAAGTATGACGAAGAAGATGATGACTACTACGAGGATGAGGAAGAGGACACTGACGATTACTATTAATGCATTGGTATTCACGAATCACCGCTGACTTATCAGTAATCCCAGATTTCATTACTCATTATGAAAATGAAATGATTTCTGCTAAAGCCGATGTGAAGGTATATGGCAATGTTGAAAAGAACATTGCTAACCTTCCCGGTGTTACTGAATATCGCTTCAATCAATTACAAGAGATTGAAGCGGTACTCAACTACCTAAACATTCAACTACGAAAAATTCGTAGGAAACATTTTCAAAAATACCTCGAAAAATACAATAGACAATTAACTAGCCGTGATGCTGAAAAGTATGTTGACGGTGAAGAAGAAGTTATTGACTTTGAAGTACTAATCAATGAAGTTGCATTGTTACGCAATAAGTGGTTAGGCATTATGAAGGGTATTGATGCTAAACAATGGCAATTAGGCCACATTGTTCGTCTGCGCACTGCAGGCATGGAAGACATTACGATCGGGTAATATATTACTTGAATTTTTAATTCGTTTATACTATAATTTAAACACTGTATAACTCTATTAAGGTGATTTATGAACACTCCTTCAACGAACGTAGTTTTAGTTAATAGTTGGGACGATGACTTTTTTAATCTAAATGAGACCAGTCCTTGGTCTAGAGAAAAGAAAGATGAAAAGGTAAAAACTGAACTTGATCTATTAGTATTGAGTTCTGCACTTTATCGTCTACGCACCACTACTCCCAAAGGTGAAGGTACATATCATATTCATGGTATGTCATTAGATGATCCAACATTAAGTAGCAAAGTAATTCCAGAAGATTACCTTTTGGCTGACAACATCAAAGATCATTTTGGTCAAAAACTAATGATGTTGAAGTTGAAGTCAGTTCCATTGACTAGGTTTCGTGAGGATCTAAATAGTTTCTTACACGGTAATTGGCATACCGATCCTGCAGGGGTATTCATTTATCCTAAGAATTTCATAGGAATGGTTTATAAACTACCATATCTTTACGAATACGATATGTCAATCCGTGAGGTTTTTGAAAATGAATATCAAGAGGTTGTTGGTCCTCAAACTGTAAAGGGCGAGAAGAAACTAGAATTGATTAAAGTCATTACTCCTGTACGTAAGAATTTCAACAATGTTGAATACTGGTTCAGTGATGACAAAAACAATCGAGTAATGGTTTCTGTAGAAAAGAACAATCCACTTATGTCTGTGTTTGATACATTAGTAAAAAACCCAATTAACATTAAGGGTAAGTTTGAAATGCGTAGAAAAGATAGTACTCAGTTTTACAACACACCTACTTGGGAAGTGGTACTGTAATGGATGCATATACTGTAGCAAGTTTATTGTTATTGTATATTGAAAATCAAACCAAGAAACCCCACGTGAATTACATTGAACATCGTGATTTACGTGGGGCTCCATATGAAGCCATCAATTTTACATACCTTAGAAACACATTTGAAGTGCAAGTTTACAACAGTCAATTTATTTTAGTAAAAAGGTTGCATAATTTTGGCGTTTTGTGTAATAATATCAAAGATGCAAGATATGCAATCGACAGTGCTTTATTAGAAAGTGAACTATATGACGACTATGATTGAAGTGGCCAATGAACTAAAGTCAGGCATCAACTTTGCAAGATTTGCTAGACAAGTCAAAGCATTGGGTGATCAATGCAATGACAGGCAATGGCGCTTTGCTAAAGGACTAATTTTAGAACTTTCGTTTGAAATGTGTTCTAATAGTAAACTAAAGTATGTGTCTCAACTAGGCACTGACTATATTCTAGTTAGTTTGAATAACACTACTATTGAATTCAAATTTGAACAAAAACCATTGTTCGGTAAGCGCGGCAGTATGTCTAAGACTATCAACCCTACACTAATGAATAGCAGGGGTACTAATAAGCATGTTGCACTACCCAGCACTTATGCTGACTATTTGGTATATGCCACTCCCAATGGAGTGTTACTGTTTGACAAGCCCACAGTAAGCAATCATTTAAAAGTCTCAGGAGACAGCATTACAGGAAATCTCCCTACAAACTTAGGTATACTGTTGTCTGACCCAACAACAATGCAGGCCAATACGCAAAACGAAGTGGACATTATCAATCCTTTGATGAATATGATCCGCAATTGGGCCCAAAATATCAAATAATTTACAAAAAAGGCTTGACATTTAATCAATTTGGGCATACAATACATGTATTGACACTGAGAAATCGGAGATAATTATGAAGATTGTTATTCAGACCCAGATTCGTGAAAACTACGGTGATGCTAACAAGCCCTACTGGAAGTTCAAAGGTGGCAATACTTATCTTATTCTTGGTCTGACTCCGGGTCAGATTGAGGCTGTAACTGAGCGTGGTATCCCTACTCTTACCAAGTTGATCGAATCCAGCAATGAGGGTTTCGAAGAATACATCTTGGGTTTTGACATAGTTGAGGACACTGCTGTTTCTCATGAGCCTTGGGAAACCCCGTTTAGCCTCGCATGGGAAGGTGGACGCTGGTTAGCCCGTCGCACTATCGAAAACGGCGAGTATGGTTACATGCGTAAGGAAATCGAAGCCATGACCGAGCAGTATGACATGCTCATGGGCGGAGAACGTGCTAATTACACCTGCTCTTATGTAATGCGTGATGGAGGTCGTGAATTGACCTATGCGCAGTTGGAAGAATTCTATCGTCAGGCAGCGTAAGTTATTGATTTATCAAGCCTTTTTTCCGTAAAATAATGGATAAAAAGGCTTGACATTTAATCATTTTGGGCTTACAATACATATATTGACACTGAGATTGAGGAGATCGCAAATGGGATATCGGACACTTAGCGAACGTGAAGCAAAATGGCAACCCCGTAAGGGTCTGGAAGGTCCTTTCTTTTACCCCAATGGTCGGGTTGCTTATTACGATCCTAAGGAAGGTGCCTACTACGACCCTACTACCGATTTCTACCTCTCTTACGAAGAATCCGCTGAACTACAAAATCAAGTTTTTAATCTACTAAAGGCTTGACATTAATTCAGTTTGGGTATACAATACAAGTATTGACAATAAAACACTGGAGCAATAAATGACTACTGTAACTATCAAGTTTGGCGAATATCGTAACACCCCCGTTATCAATACGAATTTTACTCTTGTCAAGGGTTTTCAGACAGGTAAGAAGGGCAGTTATGTTACTGTCAAAAACGAAGGTCAATTTCCGATCGCAATCGATGTGGTCAAGATCAAAGTGAACAACATTCACGATATCGAATTTTCAGGAGAGCCTGTGATAGCAAATGAAAGTGCAGTTAAGATTGAACCCAAATCTGTAGAAACTGATGAGCAGGCAATGGACCGCATTGCTACACGTTTCTCAATTCTTGATGAAATGTCACATGCATGTATCAACGGTGACATTCGTGCTATGATCGTTAGTGGCCCTCCGGGTGTTGGTAAGAGTTTCGGTGTTGAAACTCAACTTGAGAAGGCTAGCATGTTTGACAAGATTGCTGGCTCACGTGTTCGTTTCGAAATCATCAAGGGTGCAATG